GGCGAGGTTGTCGACCATCCAGCGCATGACTGGGTTGCCGCCGTGGTGCAAGCCCGGGCGGCCGCGGCGACCCTTGAGGATCAGGCGCTGCGCTTCCTTCATCGCGGGCGACATCGTCTTGTAGCCCTGGCGTGTCTCGACGAGCGGGACACCGTCGTCGAGGAGGTCGTTGGTTAGCGACGCCGAGTTCCAGGTGTCGAAGCCGACGGACTCCACGTCGAAGTGGGCGCAGTCCTCGACCACACGCTCGCGCACCCACTGGTAGTCGGTGACGTTGCCGGGCGTCACCTCGAGCCACCCCTGCTGCACCCACAGGGAAGCGGAACCCGCAGTGCGCTCGTCGAGCGCCTCGACGTTGTCCTCCGGCGTCCAGAACCTCCACAGCGCGTCGTACCCATCCGCGCCATCAGGAAGCGGAAGGAGCCAGCACAGCGCCGTCAGGTCCGACACGGAGCCCAGGTCGAGCCCGCCGTAGGCGGTCCTTCCCGCGAGCGCGGCGCGGTTGACCACCGCGCCGGCGTTGCGATCCCACTGCGTGAGCTGGATCCACGAGGTGCCGGCCTTGGTGCGCTGGCCTGCGTGGAGACGCTTGAACGATGCGAGCTCGGCGGGGGAGTTGCGCGCCTTGTTCGCTGCGGACTCGAGGTACGCGTGGGTGGGTGAGATCGGGTAGTTCGGGTTCGCCTTGGGCCAGTTCGCCGGGTTCAGCGGGTCGGCTCGCTGGGGCAGTCCGAACACCACGCCGAAGGTGGTGGGGTCCGAGAAGACGCCCTTGGCGAGGCGCTCCATGTAGCGGCGCTTGCGCGCGTAGATCGTGTTGGGCTTTCCCGTGTCCGCGGTCGTGATCATGACCACGAGAGGCTGCTCGCGCGAACCCGTTCCGGACTCGAGCGTCTCGACCAGGTCGGGCGTCTTGTGGACGTGCAGCTCATCGATGATCGCGCCGTGCAGGTTCGCGCCGTGCTGTGCGTCCGCGATCGACGAGATGACCGCGAAGTAACTGCCGGAACGCGGGTGGATGACGCTGTCCGTCAGGGGCTTGAAGCGGCCCTTGAGTCTCGGTGAGGACTCGGCGAGCTTCTTGATCGGAGCGAAGACGAACTTCGCCTGGTCCTTTGTCGAGGCGGCCGCGACCACCTGCGCGCCCGGCTCGTTGTCCGCGCCGGTGAGGTACAGCGCGAGACCGCCGGCGGTGGTCGAGTTGTGTGTGACCACGAAGCCGCGTCCAGCCAAGAAAAGCCCGTCTTCGGCTGCCACCGTGATGCAGCGAGTCGGCCGCGTAGGCACCTTCTCGATCGCAGTGATCTGTACCGAGCGCGATCGCGCCGGCGTGGCGGGGCGATCGCGGAGACGCTCTGTGTGCCGAGCCAAGCGGAAGGGAGACTCGTCTGCGTAGGCGTTCCAGGACACCCGGTACTTGGGTCCGCAGTCGCGTCCGTCAAGGATGGCGCGCCCGGTCTTCAGCGTCGCCTTCCAGCCCAGGGACCGTGCTAGATACAGCACCGCCTCAGCAAGGGCGCGGTTCGTGTTCGTGAACTCGCAGCGGGGAGTGCCGTTGCCCAGCACGACCGTGCCGTCCGTGTCCATCAGCCCGCGCAGCAGATCGAGCCGCTGTGCGGCGCTGGCCGTGAGGTACACGTCAGGGACGTGCTTGTTCCCCAGGACGCCGAGCACACGGAGCTGCCGATGCAGGCCGCCGCTGATGTTCCACATGGCGCGTTCGGGTCGAGCGGTGACGGTGAACTCGGCTTCGAAAGCCGCCGCGATCTCCTCATCCAGACCGTGGAGACGGGCTCCGTTGGACGACCCATCTCCCAGCCAGGCCCCGAGCAGGTAAGGATCGATTGGGAGATCGGCGGCCGGGCGCTCGACAGCACCCGCGAGCTGCACCGAATAGCGGTGCTCTCGATGCGTGGCGCGCCGTCCCACGGTCACACGTCGACTCATCGTGGCGGTATCGATCGTCACCACGCGGCCGCGCGAACGATCACGCACAGTCCAGAGGTGCCCTGCGTCGGCCACGATGCGCTGCCCGTCCGAGAACGTCACCTCGTAGCAACTGTGATCCGGGAACACCTCCGACGTCGCGACGACGTCTGTCAACTGGCCATCGGCGCCGTGCACCCTGTCGCCGACGGCGACGTCTGCCATCGTCGTCCAACCGCGGTCCGTCAGGATCGGCGTGTCAACGTCGAGCGCCTTCCCGTTCTTGCGCGGCATCTCGACGTAGAGCGTGCGGCAGACGCGCACCATCCCACCGTGCTCGGAGGGCTTCACCCAGCCGAACACTGGCGCGATCATGTACGCCACCTGCCACGGTGCGGGCTCGAGCGGCTTCCCAGCCCACCGTCCTTGCGTGTGGCGGAGCGCACGGAACGCGGCGATCACGCGGTCGACCGCGTTCTCGTCGAAGACGGCGTCGGGGTCAGCGGACGGCTCGGGCGTCTTGATCAGAGGCGCGTGGTGGGGCAGCTCGAAGCCGCGCGACACCATGTACCAGGCGACCTCGCGGCTGATCTTGAGGCGCCGCAGCGTCGCCGCTGCGGGAAGTCCAAACGCCTCGCCCTCGCCCTTAGTAGGGGTTGTCGTCGCCATCGGGGACACCGCTCTCAGCACGCAGGTGCCGCTCGGCGGCCGGCGTGATCCCGAACTCCGCGCACCAGGCGCGGAACTCCTTCGATGCGCGCTCCTCGATGCCCGTCCACGGCGCTGTCACGCGCCCCTGCGAGTTGCTCGCGAGCATCCCGTCCTCGATGCGCATGCGCACAGCTGCGCGCCACCGCCCGAACGTCTCGCAAGCGACCTCGAGCGCGGGCCCGTCGAGCGGCTTGAGGAGTCCGTGGCTGACCATCTGGCCGACCACCTGGTCCCACAGCCACGCCGCATCGGGCGAGAGGTGCTCGGGCTTGGCGGGCGGGACGCGCTCGAACTTGACCGCGGCCTCGATCTCGCGCCCGCCCGAGTCGACGGGCTTGCCGTCAGCGGACGTGCCCCCGTTCAAGAGCCGAAGGCCGCGCGGCGCCGCCTTGCGGCCGCGGTTCGCCGGCGTCGCCATCACCAACCACCTCGAGCGCGATCGCCGCGAGCGCGGCCGGTCGTGGCGTAGGCGGGCATGGTCGTCTCCGGAGGGGTCGGATACCCCTGAGGGGTATCAAGGGGGGTCCACATTCTGAGCCGTCGCGCGCCGAGCCCCGGCGGCGCGCCCGCTACCCGGGCGGGGAGCGATCTGAACCCCCTACCCGGGCGGCATCGTGCCTGGTAATCGGCCTAGTTGCGGCGCTTTCGCTGGCGTCGAGCGGCATCGCTCGCACGCGACTTCTTCTCGTGGTGCGGCTCGCACAACAGTTGGCAGTTCTCGAGGTCGCGGGGGGCACCCCCGTCTGCGATCTCGATGATGTGGTCGAGCTCGAGGTTGTCCTCGGTGCCACACCAAGCGCACGTGTGACCGGCGTTGATCAGCGCGGCGCGTAGGCGGCGACGCTCGGATCCCGTCAGCGCTTGGCTGTTCGCACTCGGGTTCTCCCACGCCTGCCGCTGGTGGTCATCGCATCGGCCATGCCTGGTGGCGAGGCGAGCGCACTTGGTGCAGCGGGACGGGGCGCGACGGGCCATGGTGACCACCTCGCGACGCTCTCTCGTCCGGACATGCGAAAGACCCCTTCGATCGAAGAGGCCTCGGGCATAGGTCTGCCCACGGCGCCAGTGTAAACCACACTGCTGTAGTTCGTCACACGCCCCCCTGACGGGCGTGTCGCGGGGTTCCCTCGAAGACCGCGGCGAGGGCTGATTCGCGCTCCCACAGCGCCACCCTGTGTGGACCGCGACCCACAGGCTCAAGGCCCGCAGCACGGAGAGTCGAGAGCACCCAGACCCGCGAGACGCCGTACCAGGTCGCGAGATCCGACGTCGAGACGACGTCGGCCGACCGCTCATGCCCCGGCCGCACTGGTGGCCCTGCTCGCGCCGAGCAACTTCGCGTCGATGCGGTGACTCGCGTTGACATTGCACACGGCCTCGGGCCGAGAGTTCGCCATCCGCCACCGACGCTCCTCCTCGGTGCCCGTGAACTGACGCCAGTGGTACTCGAACACCCCGGCGCACTTCACGCCGCCGGCGTCGACGACCGTGCACGGGCCCAGCGGCGTCCGGTACACGTGCTCACCTGGGTCGAGCAGCTGTGCGGCGCGCTGGGCCAGCTCGAGGCCGCGGTCGTGGATCTCCCACGGCACGGCCGCGTGCTCATGCTCCGCCAGCACCGACGCCTGCGAAGCGAGCGTGCGCAGGAGCCTCAGCGTCGACGGAGGCGACGGGATGCTCGCGCGCACCCGCTCCGGCAGACGCTTCACGAACTCGGATGCGAGCTCGTGGATGTCGGTCCGCACCGCCACGGCAGGCCAGTACCCCGGCGCGGGGTGCTCGTCCCCGTCAGAGTGGTGGACCTTCTTCGAGGCCGCCGCCCTGGGAGCCGAGTCGATCAGCACGCCGAGCCGCTCGTGCAGACCAGCGAGACCTTCGAGCGTGAGCATGAGTGCGGCAATGGACGGACGTTCGATATCAGGCATGGCTACTCCTGGGGCTGGCTGGGCGAGGAAGGCTTGGCGAGGGAGGGTTTACGGCGGCGGGAACGGCGAGGGCGGCGTGGAGGCTCGGCAGGACCCGGCTCGGCACGGCTAGGCAAGACCAGACCCGTCCCGTCCCGACCCGGCAGATCTGGTTCCATGACACCCCCTTGAGCCAGATCGGGCGGCTCGGGCGCAGGAGGCCTGCTAGGCGGCTCTTTCTGGGGTGGGCGGGCAGTAGCGCCGGGCGCGTTCTCCGAGGCGTTCCCGGGCCGCTGCGCGGGCTCCTGCGCGGGTGTTTCGCTCGCGCTCTCCACCGTGGGCCGCTGGCCATGCGTCGCGTTCTCCGACGAGGTCCGCAGGCCCTTGCGGGTCGCGCTCTCCTCGTCGGACCGCTGGCGCTCGGTCGCGTTCCCCGCGGTAGTCCGCAGAGCGATCTCCTTCGTGAGCGTGGCCCGCGTGGGCCACGTCTTCCATCCCTTGCGCTTCTTGACGAACGCTTGGGTCTCCTCGCCGTACACGGGACGCTCGGGCGGGGGCAGCAGAGGGCCGCGCTTGGACGGACCCCGGTTGCACTCGAAGCAGCACACGACATACTCGTCAAGCTGCGTGGGCTGGTTCGCGATGTTGACGTGTTCCCACGTCGCACCGCGAAGGCTCTTCCGATCGAGCCAGTTGACGGGCTTGCGGCAGTACCGGCAGTTATCGCCGTCGCGCAGGCGCGCGGGAACCGCGAGAGCGTCATTGCGCTCGTCGCGGCCGCGAATCCGCTCGCGTTCGACCTTCGCCTGAGGTGGCAGATGCAGGTAGGCCGGATCGTTCGACAGGATCCACCCCGCTTCGACCTGAGACCACACGCCCGCCGCCTCGAGGATCCCCATGAGGCGCGCCGCGCGAGCCGGGGTGCCCGCGAGACTGCGCACCATGGCGCGCGTCACGACACGGTCCGTCTCCTTGCCGCCAGCCTCACAGGCCAGGCGCACGGAGAACCCGAACACCTCATCGACCGTGCGCTCGTCAGCATCGTCATGATCGAGCGGGGCGATAGTGCGCGGGTCGTGTGCGGCAGTATCGCCGACGCGGAGCCATGTCACGCGGTGGTTCCTCTCAGGTCAGTTGGTCAGGTCAGCCAGAGCAGCGGCACTCCGCCGTGTGCGGATTGATCGGTCCGTTGCAGGCGGGGCAGCGCTCAGGGGCGGGAGCGGGTGTGGAGGTCATGTGCGGTCACCTCCCTCCTCAGCGGGCGTGGGCACGGGTTCGGCGCGGGACAGCGCGGCGCGGATCTGCGCGGAGGGCAGACGGTGAGCCGTTCCGGCGCGGTCGGTATGGACGAGCGCAGTCGTGAGGCCGACCTCGACCTGGTCGATGACGAAGCGGACGATGGAGGCGCGAAGGTGCGCGGGGCGGTCCACCCAGGCGCGCGGTCCGTAGAGGTCTTGGTAGACCTCGGCGACGAGAGGCTCGACGGTTCGCGCGTCGGCGCGGTCGAGGAAGCGGGCGATGACGCCATCGCTGTCAGGCACTGGCTGTCACCTCCGCCGTGGTCGCGAGCGCGGTGGTGATGGCGTGCTCGAGGTCGGGGTCGGGTGTCCAGAGGCCGAGGCGGCCGCGGGCGGGTATGGGGGTCGCGAGCGCGCGGGGGTTCGCGAGGACGAGGTGGTGGTGGTCGCGCATCGCCCACAGGGAGCAGAGTGGCCAGGGCGCGCCGTCGCGGTGCTCGGGGCATCCGGTTGCGTGGTGCACGTCGACGAGGTCGACCACGCCGATCACGACGCCCAGTCCGCTGGTGAGGGTGAGCAGCGGGTACTGGCCGGTGACGCCCAAGATGTCCAGGCGCGAGGGGTCGTCGACGGGAAGCTCGCGCTTGCCCGCGTGGATCGCGACGGGGCCGCGGTATGCGCCGGCGATGTTGCGCGTCCGGTTCTCGACGTCCTTGCCCAGGTGCACCACCGCGTGGGCCCAGGGCTGACGCACGGTCAGGACCCTCACGAGCGGTGCCCCTTCCCCTTGGCGTGGCACTTCGGGCAGAAGTCCGCGAGCGCACGATTCGGGAGCCATCCCGTCGCCCAACCCTCGCCCTTCGCGAGTTGACGCAGTACCCGGATGCTCATGGTCTGGACTCCACCGTCGAACACCTCGAAACACCCGTCACACGTCAGGGTCGGGAACCTGTACGCCGTCATCGACCTACCTCCGCGTTCGCGAGCTCGAGCAGCACGTCGGCGTGGCAGGGCTGGTCGAGCGGGCACCAGCACGCGAGGTCCTTGCCCGCGAGCTCGCCGTCCTGTAGCGCACCCTTGATGCGGATGATCCCCATGTGCGGGCCATACCACCACCACGCCGAGTCGGGGCCGTACTCGAGATCGCAGCGGAACGCCTCGACCGCGAGCGCGCGGGCTCCACGCTTCGCCAGGCCCTCACCGCGCCCGATCTTCGCGAGCTCGTCCAAGCGCTCCTGCATCATCGCGATCGTGTACGGGTTGCCCCACCTGCTTGGGCGCGCGACGATCACCGCGTCGGGGTTTTCGGCGCGCCAAGGACGCTGGCGAGTCATCTGGACCCGCTTCGGGTGTGTGTCAGCAGCGGCCGTCATGACGTCACCGAGTCCACGCGAACGGGCTTCCTCATCTCGTCCACGGTGAACTGGTGGACGACCACCTCGCGCTGCCACGGCGGCAGCGCATGGCCCACGACGGCCTCGAGGCGGAGCACCATGACTCGCGCACGCCGGATGGCACGCGCGTAGGCAACCCGCCGCGACACCACGAGACCGTGACCCGCGAGACGCAAAGGACGGCGCGTCACGACGTGGCCTCCCCGCCATCATCGGCGGCCGCGAGGGCGGACCGGCGCTTGAGCGTGATCACCTTGGTGCCGTTGGCGTGCTCCTGCACACCACTGATGAACAGCGGCTCGTTCGCGATCACAACCTCGTTGCCCGGTGGCACCCGCAAGTCATCCAGCACCTCACCCGTGTCCGCATCCGACACGACGACTCGGAGCGACGGGGCGCTCACCGCTCCACATCCTCGGCCACCGGGACCCCAGCGGAGCGGAGGTCATTCAAGATTCGGTCGAGCGCGTTGCCAAGATCAATCTCGGCTTGCGCGATGCCACGCCCACCATCGCGGCCCGTCATGCGTCGGCCGTGAGCCCGGGAAGCCCTCATGGCGAACACGAGGTTTTCCCGCGTGACCACCTCGCGAGCGGGGAGGGGTGTGCGTGCCAGCAGCTCGCGAGCTGCCTGCTCGGTGCGCTCCTGGGCGGCGGAGGTGAGGACGGTCAGCGGCCATGCGAGACCTTCCGCGTCCACGCAGGCGTACTGCTCGTCGTCGGTGAGGTACGAGCGTGCGCAAAGGTGGCCTTGCTCGCTCTCCCAGAGCACCCAGGGCTGGCCGTGGCGGTCCGCGACGGCCATGGCGACCTGGCCCGACTCGTACATCTGCGCGATGGGCAGGTCCTCCACCGTCTCCACCGTGACCGGCGCGGAGCGAGCCAGCAGTTCACGAGCCGCCTGCACGATCGCCCAGGACTTGATGTGCTCGCCGCGCTGGGCATACTTCATCGCCCATGTCAGCAGGCGCTCGGCTCCCTGCTCGGCGTCGTGGGCGGCGTCGTAGCCCCGAGGCACATGAGTCGCACGCTCGGCCATGACCGCGTCCACGAACTCACGGCCCGTGACCGGCGCGGCGTCCGCGGAGGCGGCCATCAGGACTCCTCTCCGAACATCTCGCCGGAGGTGCGGTCGATCGCGGCCTCACGGAATGCTCCGGTGATCTCGTCCTCGATCTCGATCGGGAGCGTGGTGACTCCCTCGCGGTGCTCGAGCGCGCGGCGCAGCAGCTTCTCGGCCTGCTTCGCGTCCTGAGGCAAGACCGGCTCGACACGGACCATGCGGACCGTGGGCTCACGCTCCCCGGTCTCGACGTCCTCGAGGATCTTCGAGGTGCGGAAGATGACGATCGCGACGTGGAGCGACTGAGGGTCGCCGAGCATGATCGAGCCGCGCGCGGCCAGACCGTTGCGGTTCTCCTTGGGCAGGGTGCCGGACATCTTCATGACGGATCAGGCCTTCTCGTCGGGGTCGTCGATGTTGTCCCACTTCCCAGGCGGCGGGTAGTCGCGGTTGAGGTCCGCGTACTCGGCCGTGGGATTGACCGGCGAGTAGCGCAGACGACGCCACAGCGCGTTGAGCGCGTCGAACACCTCGAGCGGGATCTGGCCGTCGTCGGGCATCTCGAGGATCCCGAGGGACGTGAAGCCCCCCGGGAGTCGCCAGTCGATCCGATTGGGGTCGTAGCCGATCGCGAACAGCGAACCGATCCGTCGCCGCGCACCCATCGCGTTCACGTGACCTTTGGCCACCATGAGCACGGCCTGGGGAGGGCGAGGCACCGGGTTCGGAGCAGGCTCGACCGCCTCGGCCTTCGACACCAGCTTCGCCGTGACCTTCACCGCTTCCGTCACTGTCTCCGGCGCCAGCGCCGGCGCCGGCAGCGAGACGACCGGCTTCGGAGCAGAAGTCTTCGCGCGGAGGTTGTACTTGTTGATGCGCTGCTGCGCGGCCGCCGGCGAGATCCCGACCTTCGCCGCCGCCAGCGCGACCGTCGCTCCCGACGCGAGCGCGACGCGCAGTTGCTCGTTGATCGCCTGCGACTCCGTGGAGCGCGGCACGGCCAGGGTCGGCGCGCCCTTGCGTGACTTCTTCGCTGGCGGTGCGGGCTTCGACTCGGTCTTGGCAGGCGCCGTCGCCGGCGCGGCGACGGCCGGGGGCTGAGCGCGCGATGAGGTGGCGGTCTCGACGTTCTCCTCGGGTTCGGTCTCGGTCGTCGGGGACTCGACGGCGGCGCCGGTGTCGAGCGTGGCGAGCAGCTGCTCGGCCACGCCGACGTCGAGGCGACGCAGCTCGGTGGTCGGCGTGCCGACGGTGACGTCGACGATGACGGCCGCGGTGCTGGTCGACGTCGCCGGGGCGACGTTGATGGGGATGGTGGTGGTGGCCAGGTGGTACACCGTGACCGTCTCGGGTGCCTTCATGAGTGCTCCTCAGGTTGGGAAGGGAGGGCGTTGGTGGAGACGTCGCCGCGCCAATCAACGAGGAGCGCGACGCCCCACACGGCCACGACAGTGAGGGCGTACAAGCCCAGGACGGTGCCGGCGACGAGCACGGCAGGACGGACGCGCTTCATGCGCCGATCACCCGACGCAGCTCGTCGCACGCGTCGATGAGCGCGTTGTAGTACCCCTCGCTGCGGGCTTGGTCCGACGAGTCGCCCATCTCCTCCGAGATGGACGCCTCCGCCTTGCAGTCCTCCGCGAGCGCGTAGGTGCGGTTGAGGAACGCGGTGAGGGGGTCGGCGCCGGGGCGGCGGGGAAGGCCCGCGGCGATCTCGAGGGCGGCGGCCCACTGTCGGCATTCGGTGGGGGTGAGGAACAGGTTGGTGCCGGTGGAGCTGATGACCAGCATTGCGCGGTCGCTGCGGGAGTGTTCGGTGGCGACCCGCAGTACGCCGCCGATCTGAGTGAAGGTGGAGATCGCCGGGGAGTCGGTGGTGGCGCGGGTATCGCCGCGGCGTCTCGGGGTGGCGACGAGGCGGACCTTGCGGGCGGTCATGACGGGTCGTCCACGGTCGAGTCGCGGAGGTCGCGGGAGTCGTCACGCATCGGCACGTCGGCCACGGGGACCACGGTGGTGTCGGCGTCGTAGATGCCCCACCGGTCGGACGTGGACGCCGCGTCCGCGAGCGCCCGCTTGCAGCGCGTGCAGTACCGCGTGCCGTTGCCATGGTTGTCCAGGACGCCTTCCCACGCGGCGAGGGGGTCGCCGTCACCGTCGACCACCACCCCGACAGGCTCGGGCATGTCCGGATGTGCGGACTGCACGCTCGGCAAGACAGCGCGGACCTCCGCGATCGCGGCCTCGAGGAGGTCCGCGAGCGCGGCGGTTTCGTGGGCGGTGGCCATGGCGGCGTATGCGCTGGCGGCGGCGGCGTTGGCGGCGAACTGGTGGGGGCGGAAGTGGCTCTCGGTGTGGTTGACGAGGGCGAGGTGGGTGTCGGCGGTGCGGCGGTGCCATTGCGCGATCGAGCGGTGGTCGGCCGCTGCGCCAGGTTCGGTGGTCGCGGTGGGTTCGGCGTCTGCGTCGCGGGTGTCGAGGTCGGCGTCGACGTCGGCGTCGGGTTCCTCGTCGAAGGTGTGGGTCGTGGGCATGGTGAGGCGCTCCTATTGGGTGAGGTCGGCGAGGGCGGCGAGGAGATAGCCGGTGGCGGCTGCCGCGGCCGCGGTCGCGAGAGCGTGGCGGAGGCCGAAGCGGCGGGCGAGGGCGTGTCGGGCGAGGGTCTTCACGGGCGGGCCTCCTCGAGGTGCTGGACGCGGGCCCACGCGAGGAGGGCGACGAGAGTCAGGAGGGCGAGGAGTGCGACTCGCGTGTAGTTCGCAGGGTCGCCGGTGCGGCCCGCGTGGGCGGTCGCGGCGATGAGGAGGGTGATGACAGTCCAGGCGCGCAGGTCGCGAGCGCGACGGTGGCGGGCGTTCATACTGCAGCCTCCTCGGTGGTCGCGGGGTTGCGGGTCTCGGTGCGAGTCCGCGCGCGGTCGACGCGCTTCGCGACGGTCTTGTGCTCGAGGCCGAGGAGCTGCGCGATCTCGCGCTGGTTCAAGCCCCGATCGAGACCGCGGGTGATCGCTTCGTCCTCCTCAGCCCTGTTGAGCGGCGTCGGTCCAGGACGCCCGTCGAGGACACGCTCGACGGCGACGAGGTCGATGACGGGTTCACCGGTGATGCCGAGTGCACGGTCGAGATCCGGCTCGTCGATGTCGTCCCACGCGAGGGGTGGGAAGTAGCCGCGGCGCTGCGCGTAGCGGCGCGTGTACGCGCTCGGGCCGTCGCTGCCAGCGAGGACCGCGAATGCGGCCGCGAGTGCGCGGTGGCGTGCGGCGGCGATGCGGGGGCTAGAGGTGAGCATGTTGGCCCACACGTGGGTATCGGTCGTGTCGAGCGCGGCCTGCTCGATCTCGGCCTGGCGCCAGCCGAGGGCCTGCAGCGCCCGATACCGGCGCACCGCGGCGTAGGAGGGAACGAGGGCCTGGTCGGCCGCGCGAGCGAACACGCTGTGGGGGGTCAGGGACAGCCATGCGTCGGCGATGTCACCACGCATGCGAGGCCAGTCGTGGTGAACCAGCTTGGTCAGGGTTCCCTGGGTGACGCCGCGCGCGGTCGCGACCGCCTCGAGCGAGAACCCAAGGGCGCGCAGGTGGGCGATGTGGACGTGCACTGGTGCGGCGTCCGTCAGGGAGCGGTCGATACCGCGAGCGAGGTCGTGTGCGCGGCGCAGCGCGAGGAGCTTGTTGCGCCGCGTGATCGGGGCGACAGCGTGAACAGTCATGACGCAGCCGCCTCGTCCGCGACCGGCTCGTCGAGGGCCTTGGCCTTCGTGAGGAAGTCCGTCTCGACATCGGTCAGGGTGTACCCGACGTGCTCGAGGAGTGTGAGGTAGCCGACCGCGGCGCGGCGCCGCTCCACCTGGTAGGTGTCCGCGGAGGTCAGCAGCGCGGGGCCGAACGCCCTCGTGGGCACGGTGTCGGCGACCGTCGACAGAAGTGCGAGCACAAGACGCCCCGCCGGCGTGACACCGTTGAGGAGCTCGGGCGTGTCCTTCGGCACGATGGCGGAGATGTTGAAGCTCCTGTACTCGCGGCCTACCAGGCCCGCCGCGTAGGTCGTCAACGGCTCGAGCACCTTGGGCTCCACGGGAGACGACAGCGCCCGGCACAGGAACCGCGCTCGAGCCACATGAGCGGCCAGGAGATCCGCGGCCAGCTTCTCGGCCGCGAGGCGGGCCTCCCTCTGCTCGGCGGACTCGACACGAGCGCCAGCCGTGGCGGCGCGCGCCTTCTCGACCTCAGCGAGACGCTCGGCGTGGTTCTCAGGCTTGAGGCACACAACGCGCCCGACGCCCTCGAGGTCCTTGCTCCCGAGCCGCCACTCGGCGCCACACAGGAGACCGCCGTCGCAGCCCGACGCGTGATGCTGCTCAGCCGTCCAGTCAAGATCGAAGAGAGAGACGTTCTCCTCCTTGATCTGGTAGTACTCGGCGAGCCTGAACGTGCAACCGACCTCCGCCGCTAGCGCCTTCGCGCGGTCGATCTGCGCATCGCGAGCGGCCTTGCTCAGCGCGTTCGCGATCGCGATCGCGGGCTCCTTGCCCTTGTCGAGGGACTTGAGTGCCGCCGCGAACGCGCCTTCGTTCGTCGACGGGAGGTCAGCGAAGCCCGCTGCCTGCTCGAGCGTGACCTGCTTCTCGATGACCGCGGTGTGGAACGCCTTCGGCAGGCTCGCGACCTTGACGCGCTGGGTGATGGTGGACTGCGCGCGGCCGACGTGCTTCGCGATCGTCGGACGCTTCACGCCGAGGTCGAGGAGGCCCTGATACCCGGCGCCCTCTTCGACGACGTTGAGGTCCTGGCGTTGCAGGTTCTCGAGGAGCATCAGCTCGAGCTGGCCCGCCTCGTCGAGGTCCGCGTCGATGATCGCGGGCACCGCCGCAAGCTTCGCGAGGAGCGCGGCCGCGTGACGGCGGTGGCCGATGACCGCGCGGTACCGGCCCGCGATGTAAGGGTGCGGCACCAACGTGAGGGGCTGACGGATGCCGTGCGCCTTGATCGACGTCGTGAGGTCCGTCAGGTCGCCGAGCTCCTGGCGCGGGTTGTGTGGGTGCGGGTCGATCAATGCGGGGTCGACGTCGACCAGCACCACGGTGCTCGCCGGCGTCGATGCGGGCTTGGTGAGAGCGTCGACGACACGGCCCGCGGCCGCGCCGCGAGACTTCGACGACGCGGTCGACTCGATCGTGATCTTCGCGACCGGGGTGCGCTTCGCCGTCCCGGACTTGGTGGCAGTGGGCATGGAGATCTCCTTCAGAGGGGGTTCGGGAGGGGGCTACTGGACGGCCTGACGCAGATGCGCAGGCCGATAGGCAGGCGAGCGGGGATCCGCCTGGCACGACAAGAAGTGCTGCTTGATGCGGTGCTCGCAGGACTCGTCCCACGGCTCGTCGACCGTGACGAGACGCACCCGGTCCTCACCGTCGACCGCCTCGTACATCACGTAGCGGCGCGCGTCGGGATCCTCGACCGTCGCAGACGTGATCGGATCAAACGCCATCACCCGGCCCGTGCCGTCGTAGGGCAGCAGTTCGATGCGGGCTCCGCAGCGGCGACACCGCGGCTTCTTGTGGTGCGTGTGGACGGGCATGTCAACGGCCCTCCCGGTTCGGGTAGCAGCGGCGGTACACGTTGATCGACGCACCATGTGCAGACGCGCCCGTCGACGGCTCCGTGAACGGGCGACGACGACCGCGCACCTCGACCATCACGAGCTCCGCGAGACCCGCCGCGACTGCGGCACGCATCAGCGCGCCACGTCGCGAGTCGGGCACACCTGCGAGGTCGAGGGTGTCCCGCAGGTCGTTCGCGGAGAACTCGGCGCCAGGCGCGATCGCGGCCACCGCGTCGTTGAAGGCCTGCGCCTCACGGTCCGCATCCTTCAGACCGTCATCACCGGCCACGGGGAGGAAGTCGAACAGCGAGCGCTGCTGGCCGTCGCGCTTCGCCTCGAGCGCCTCGTCGAGAGACACCGACCGCGACACCACCGGCACACTCATCGGCCACCACCACGACGGTCACCGTCCGCGAGCGCATCCATCACCGCGGTGCGGCCATCGCTCTGGCGGACACTCAGACCAGTGGTCCGGTGCCCGTGGTGGAGGTTGTGGAGCATGACAGTGGTGCGCTGGGCGTGCGGGCCATCGACGTTCAGGAGGACGTCGCCGGTGCGGACGTAGTAGCGCTTCCCTGCGTCGGTCGTCTCCGTCGCGGGCGCGGCAGGCAGGGCGGGGTCGAGGACACGGCGGTCCGGGCCCGAGTACTCGCCGGTCATGGTGCGTGCCAGACCATCGCCGCGAGCAGTCCCGCGAGGCACAGGTTCGCGCAGCCGATGACCATGTACACGACACGGAGCACACCGCGACGATCGCGAGCAATCTCGAACGCAAGGACGAACACCGCAAGCGCGACGAGCATGACGATCGCGATGATCGCGAGGCGTCCGAAGATCTCCCAGCCGGTCATGCGGGTACACCTCCCTGGCATGCCCGACGGCGCCGCTGGGGGGCACCGGCGCCGTCGAGCATGCCGTGGGGGTTTCCCCCGCCCACCCCGAGGGGGTTCGGGCGGGCGGAGGTCTGAGTGGCCGCGAGCGCGCAGGTGGCGCAGAGGTCGCGGCCGCGGCCCATGTTCACGACGCCGGCCGCGCGCGCTGCGGCGCGTGCACGGACCGGGTCGACTTCGCGGATCCGGATCGTGGGGGACTCGCACAGGGGGCGAGAGCAGACGAACTCGTGGACCCACTCGATGCGAGCAGACAGGGGCACGCGGGAAAGGTGGAGCTCGGGGACGCGGCGCATCATGCTGCACCGTCCGATCCGGATGAGTCGTAGGCCGGTACCGTGGCGCCATGAGCGTTCCGTGGGGCGATGTCGTCGCTGGTCTGGTTGGCGCGGGTGGACTGGCCCTCGCGTTCATCGCGAATCGCACCGCTCGCAAGGCCAACGAGTTGGCGAAGGGCTCGAATGAGAGTGCTGCGCGCGCTGTCCGCGTCGCCGAGGAGTCGAACCGTATCGCTGAGCACGCGAATGAGCTCAGCGAGCATGCGAACCAGGTCGTCACCACGCAAGCCGCGCAGCAGGTGGAGAAGTGGCTTGTCCAGTGGCGTCCCGAATGGGATGGCAACCTTGGTGTCCTGACCCTCGTTAACGACGGCCGCGATGCTGCGAGATGCCCGTTCGTGGTCATCAAGGGGGACGACATTGACGAGCTTCGTGAGGGGTACGAAGATGTCCCCCGACATGGCGCGCTTGTGATCACGTTCCCGGAGTTCCCTGAGGACCGTCTGCGCGAGAACGCTCGGTTCGTGGACGACTACGAGAGGGCCCTCGCCATGGGCATCATTGGGAGCCTGCAGGTCCATGAGGTCGAGGTCGTCGTCACCGTCCACTGGCAGACCGGCCTCGGGCAGCCACGTGAGCAGGTACTCAACCTCACGCTCCAGTAGCCCGCGCGCGCTCACGACTCGCCCCCCTCGGTGGGGTCGGCGTCCGCGCGGGGGCCGGAGTCAAAGCCCCCGCGCGCGCCTGCCTCTACCTTGGTGTCACGGGCAGTATCCGGCTGCCCATGAGTAGAGGAGTTCTGTTGCTTCACGAGAACGCGAAGTTCGATATTGGCGATGGTCTTGTCGTCCGCCCCGGCAGCCCTGAGTTCGACGATCACATGCCGACTGCCGCACGATTCTTGCGTGCACTCGAGGCTGTTGACCTCGACGCCGAGGGCGGGCTCGGTGAGATGCTCGGGCACATGAAGTGGGCGATTCTTGATCTTGACGCCCGAATCGCGCAGGTCGCCAGAGCTGTCCCGGCTAGCCGCGCGGGCGATGTGAGCGACTCGGCCTAGTTCACTGCGCACCACGTCGAGCACGAGCGGCTCGAGCCTCTCGACGCCACTCACGCCGCACCGCCCGAGCGCATCGCGGTGGCGGTACGATTCCGGCCATGGGCTCGCGAGTCACCGGACTGCTCTACGGCAAGCACGTCGCTGAACACACGTACCGCGGCCCGATCAAGTTCAAGGGTCGGTGCGCGGTTTGCGGCGAGCCGCGGAACCGCCACTGTGGCCGATGCAAGGCCTGTCCTGGGTTCCACGTTGCGGAGTGCGTCACCGGCCACGCGACCGGCGCCTGGCACTAGAGCGGCGGTCACGCCGCACCGCCGGCGCTCATGATCTTGTGCTCTTCGAACAGCACGCCCGCTGGGACGCCGAGGAGTCCGGCGATGACCGTGATCTCGCGGTCGTTGAATGGACGCCTCCCGGCGAGCTTGCCGGAGACAGCCTGCTGGGTGACGCCGAGCGCTGCCGCGATGGTCGCCTGCTTGATGTCTCGTCGCGCCATCTCGGCCCTGACGTTGCTCGCTACAACGCTGTGTGAAGTCGTCATGCGGTGAGTTGTATCACGCTCCGTTACATCACGGCAAGCGCAACATCACGGCGAGTCGAAGATTTTTCAACACTCCCGTTGTGCTTCACAACGCGACGGTGTACCGTTGCCGTTATGAGTGCTGAAGCGAACCAGTCAGGTCCCACCGGTGAGCAGCGCCTGCGCGATCAGGTCGCCGCCAATGTGCGCGCCGAGCTCGCGCGCCTCAACGTGCCGCAGGTGCGCGTCGCCCAGGCTTTGGGGCTCACGCAGCAGGCCGTGTCTCAGAAGCTTGGAGGCCACCGACCGTTCACGCTCGACGACCTCGAGGTGATCGCGCCTCTGGTGGGCATGAGCGCCGATGAGCTGGTGCGGGGAAGCAGAACGCCCCGACCGCTTAACCCGGTCGGGGCGTCTGTAGGCAAGCTCCCCCGGCTGGACTCGAACCAGCAACCTGCCGATTAA